GCAGATCGAGGACTACACCGACTCTGAAATTCTTCACGAGGCCAAGCACGTTCTCGGGATGTTCTTAGAGGGGGTAAACCCCCATTGGAACCACGACGATCTGATTGGCGAGAACGGGCCAAAACAACAGGCATGGGCGCGTGGCGAAGTCCGCAAGCTCAAGGCGTTCATTAAAAAATACAACTGAGCCAACGGGGGCTACGGCCCCCAAAACAACCCGATCAAAAGCGAATCGAAATCGAAAGGAAACCGAAATGTACATAGCAGAATTTGAAACCAAAGTGGCAGGCATCCCGTGCATGATTGGGGTGATCCGCTTCGACAGCGAAGCAGGCTCATACAGCCACTCCGCGCCGAGTGATGTGGACTACTACGGCTATACCGAAAGCGAGTGGGACTTGCTTGACCGCCGTGGCCGTCCCGCACCTTGGCTGGATCGCAAGCTGACCCGCGAGATGGTCGAGCGGGTCGAGCAGGAAATCAAGACCCACCTCGAAGGGTAAAGACCCCACAAAGTTGAGGGGCTTGACTTGCCCTTAAAATTTAAGTTAGAATTACACCAACGACAGCAATCCCGCAGTCGTAACAGCGAAGGAAAATTGAAATGAACATCCAAACCAACAGCGTGATCAACAGCCTGTACAGCCGCATGACCAAGGGTGCCCCGGCTCCAGTAGTCGGCATGGCCGCTACGACACTGTCGTGGACTGACCGTCATGCAGCCACGGTGACTGAAGTCACTGAGCTAAAAAGCAAGGTCTGGGCATACGAAATCCGGGTGGTAGAAGACAAGGTGCTGGTAATTGCTGGAAGTACACATGACGGCAGTGCAACCTTTGCCTTTGTGCCAAACCCAGCGGGTTACGCCGACATCTACCGCATGGATCGCAAGACGGGAGTGTGGGCGCACGGCTACATCAACCAAGACACCGGAAAATTTAAGAAGGGCCAAGGCGGCTTGATCCTTGGTCGCCGTGATCACCATGTTGACCCTAGCTTCTGAACCGAATCAAAACCGAAAGCGAATCGATTATGTCAAACGAAATTGAAACCACAATTTACCTGCAAGACGGCGAGAGAATACACCTCGACGAGTGGGACAACGGCGGAGCATGGATCAGCTTGCAGGTGAGCGGGGCTAGGGCATACACTGCCCTGACTCGCGACGAGGCCCAGCAGTTGTTGGTTGGCCTGCAAGCCATCTTGGCGAAAGAGGTGACAGCATGAACTACAGCAACCACCATGCAGTGTTTGCCCGCAAGGTGGCGGGGTACGACACCTACACCTGCCGCCGTGCCTTGATGGACTGCCATGACACCCTCGACATTTGGGGTGCCGACATTGATGAGGACTACGCCATTAAGTTGTGGGCTGAGATCGACGCCTTGCGTGAGCGCCAACTGAAACTCTCAAAGGTGACGGCATGAACCGGGAAGAAATCAACGAAATGATGCCCATACAGCGACAAGAAGAGTCGTTGACTCAACGGGTGTTCATTGGTACAATGTTCGTAGTGTTCTTGGTGCTGGCTTGCATGATGCCAGACTTTTTAACGAGTTGATAGCGAACTGAAACCGAGTCGGTTCTCGGCCTTAAAAAGCCGAGAGCCATCACGCATGGGGATTGGCGTACACGACTATAGCGTGGCCCAAGAAGAGAAACCAGTCCCCAGCCGTGTTGGTAGTCGCGCCCCGAAACAGTCTTGAATCGCGGAGAAGTAGCGCGGTATCTGGAGACTACTGACAACTTACATCTGGCGTACCCAAAGCGAATCGATTACACTACCGTCATTCGTTTACTACACCGGGGACTATGGGTCATGCCAGAAACCATCAAGAAGGGGTCTAAAAGCCCCGCCACGCCGCGCAAAGCCTCCAAGGTAGGCAAGGGTAGCCACGCGCCAGCAAAGAAGCCTACAGGCGCTCCAACCACATACAACACTCGCATTGCTTCCATCATATGCATACGCATAGCAGAGGGAGAGAGCCTGAGAGAGATAGTGAAGACAGCAGGGATGCCAGACAGGTCAGCGGTTTACGATTGGTTGCTCCGCCACCCTGACTTCGCCGACCAGTACACACGCGCACGGGAAGAGCAGGCCGACACGCTGGCTGACGAGATTATCGCCATCGCTGACGAGTCGCCTGAGACCGTGGAGGTGCGCGACAAGGAAGGCAACGTGCTTGACATCAAGATTGACTCTGGCTACGTCAATTACCAGCGCCAGCGCATCGACGCCCGCAAGTGGACGGCGATGAAGCTCAAGCCGAAGAAGTATGGGGACAAGCTGGCGCTTGGCGGTGATGCCGATGCCCCGCCTATCAAGACCGAGGACACCAGCAGCGGGCGGCTGTTCGAAATCATTCGCAATCTTGAGATGTCAAAGCGTGCTGGTTGACACGACTTTCAAGCCCGTGCTACAATCGGGCTGTTGCCGTAGGAAGCGACCGACTGAAGCCGTTTACTCATGCCTCTTCCGCCTGACGGTGGTTCCTACAGGGGGCAGTAGTAAGCGGCTTTTCTTTTTCTACGGCGACCCTCAGAGCGGGTTAGCTAATGGGCCAATGTCGGGGCCGCACTCATGTACCGATGGCATTGCAGTCACGACCCCGATGCCTGTGGCGTTCCGTAGCGACCATGAAAACGAGCAACACAAACCGACAGCGGCCAGCCCACGATACGGGCGCTCGATAGACAGAATACGGCGTTCAGCGTGCAGTAGTCCCTCAAAGGGATGGCTGAAGACCCCTAAACCTTTCAGGTCGGGAGTCTTGGGGTCGTGCTATGGGTTAACCCTTGCTTTGTGGCCTATTGGTGCCAGAAAACACGGGCTGAGACCAAAAAGTGGCGCGTTATGTTAAGTGAACTGCTCGACGAGCAGACGGCCAACGAGTTTGACTCTTGGTCGGAGCATGACCGAATTGCGTGGATAGCCCACGCGAAGTGGGTGTCGAGCGCCCACAAGTACCAGATACCGCCGCCGCTTGAGCAGGACTGGACTGTCTGGGCCTTGATAGCAGGCCGAGGAGCGGGCAAGAGCCACGCAGGAAGCCACGCCCTGTGGTGGTGGTGCTGGACACACCCCAAGAGCCGTGGCCTCGTCCTAGCGCCTACCAGCAACGACATCAAGCACACCTGCTTCGAGGGCGCCTCGGGTTTGCTTGCGAACATCCCAAAGGAACTGGTCGAGGACTACAACAAGCAGGATCATCAGATCAGGCTGGTCAACGGCTCAACGATCCGGGGGATCAGCGGCGACAGCTACGAGCGCCTGCGTGGCCCGCAGTTTCATTGGTGCTGGGCTGACGAACTTGCGGCCTTCCAATACCTTGGCCCCGGCGAGGCTTGGGACATGATGATGATGGGGCTTCGGCTTGGCAAGCAACCCCGTGTGATCGTTACGACAACCCCGAGGCCAAAGGACTTGATCCTCGACCTAGTCGGGCGAGAAGGGCAGGATGTCATCATTGACCGCGCCTCGACCTATCAGAACAAGGCGAACCTAGCGCCGACCTTCAGCGCCCAGCTTGAGCAGTACAAAGGCAGCAAGCTGTACGAGCAAGAGGTCATGGGCATGATCGTTGACCTTGAGGACGGCAAGGTGGTCAGCAGGGATATGTTCAAGCTGTGGCCCGCCAACAAGGCGTTCCCCAAGTTCGAGTTCATAGTCCAGTCCTATGACTGTGCCTTCACCGATAAAGAATACAACGATCCAACCGCGATGACGACTTGGGGCGTCTTCAAGCCAACGGACGGGCCTATGTCCTGTCTTCTGATTGACTGCTGGGCGGAGCATCTGACGTTCCCCAACCTCAAGCCCAAGGTGCTAGAGGAGTGGCGGGTAAGCTACGGCGAGGGCAAGGAGGCCAAGCGGCCTGACCTGATCCTCGTGGAGGACAAGGCCGCCGGGATCAGTCTTATACAAGAGTTGCGGCAGGCGCATCTGCCTGTGCGCGGGTACAACCCCGGCAAGGCGGACAAGATGCAGAGGCTCCAGATCACGGCCAGCATCTTCACGACTGGGCGGGTGTGGCTTCCCGAGAGCAGTGCCCGCAAGGGCTACGTCAAGGACTGGGCCGAAGGGTTCCTGAGTCAGATATGCTCGTTCCCTGATTCAACGCACGACGACTATGTGGACTCGGCCACACAAGCGATTCGGTTAATGAAGGACATGGGGTTCCTAGACATTAATCCCGAACCGATGGATAATGACGACGATGATTATCTTGAATACACGCAAGTTAAACGGGTCAACCCATATTCACAATGACTGACTTCCTCAAACTCGGCAAGGGCATCACTGGTGCGTTGACTGCCGCCAAGCGGGCGTCTGAACGTGACGCCAACCTTGCCAAGTTTCTTGAGGATAGCAAAACGCAAATGCGTTTGTATCACGGCACGACAGCGACTGAGGGCGGCAAGGGCAAAGAGGCAATACGGCAGCTTAAACCAAGCAAGGAGGGTTCGTTAGGGTCTGGGGTATACATGACCCCGCAGACATCTCACGCAAGCGGTTACAGCGGCATTCCTAACGACGAAGCACTTGCGTTGATGCGTAACTCTGACTACGGCAACATTGACCAAGGCAAGAAGATGGCCGACCAGTTCATGGCTGACCGTGCGGCAGGCACAGTTCGAGAAGGGCAAGAGGGTGGCAATATGTTGCCAGTCTACGCTCAACTCAAGAACCCGCTGATTATAAAAGCCCACCCTGATCCAGAGCGTTACCGCGACCCGATGATTGAGGCGTTGACCCAGCTTGGCGTTGACGAGGCTAAAGCAATTCGTATGGTAGAAAAGTCTTACGAGGACATCGGCGGCATGGGCAAGCAAGTGCAGAGCAGGGCGCAAGCTCAAGGTTATGACGGCCTGATGCAGTATGACCGCAATGGCGACCTGTCCGAAGTGGTGTCATACAACCCTAACGCAATCAAGAGCGCAATTGGCAACGAGGGCACTTACGACACCAGCATCCCTCACATGGGCAAAGCTGATGGAGGCAAGATAGCTAAAGGCTTGATGGGCGCACTGAGCAAGGCAAATGAGATTGCCAAGGCTAAGAAGTTGCCGATTGAAGCGCCGTCCATTATCATTCCAAGCAGAATCAGTGATGTTAAAGAAGCTGTGCGTCAAAGCAAGGGCGACTACGGCGCAAGGCGAGTGGAACGTGCCGCTGACGAGATACCAAATCTTGAGCGAATGTACCAAGAGGATGCGCTCAAACAAGCGTTTACTGGCGATAACGCCAAAGCCTTGATGACCATCAACCCCGCCGACTTTGAAAAGTATGCACAGGAGCTATCCAAGCGATCCAGCGTCGGCCCCAAAGCGGCTGAGTTGGCAAAGCAAGGCGAGATTGACAAGTACACTGTACCAACGGATGACTACATCAAATACCTTCAACAGTTGAGTGGCGGTTTTTCTGATGTTCCATACTTGAACCTGTACAAGAATGAAATTGGCATTCCAAGTAAACCGCTTGTATCTGGGCATGAAGGACGCCACAGGAGTCGAGCATTAGCTAGCAGGGGTGAGCCAAATAGCTTAGTGCAACTAAACCCCGGTGGCGATTTGCGTGAGGGTATGCCACGCAGGAGTCAAGAAGATTTTATTGAGGCGCTCAAGAAAGAACTTGAGAGGTCAAACCGTTTGGTAACGCCAGAATCCGATGTTATTTCTCCTCGGCCCCCGGTTGAGTTGCCAGACATATACGCCAAAGGCGGAGAGGTACTTCACATGGTGGATGGTGGCAGGATGGCGAAGGGTGTGATGGGCGCACTGGCTAAAGCAAGAGAAGCCGCGCAGGCCCAAAAAGATTTGCGCGTGTACCACGGCAGTCCGCATCGTATGGCCCCCGCTACCGACAATCCACTTGGCGAGTTTGACTCAAGCAGGGTCGGCACTGGCGAAGGTGGTGCGGCATACGGCACTGGTCACTACTTGGCGCAAGCAAAGGATGTGGCAAAGACTTACCGCCCGCGATCACCACAGCATGAAGAGAAGCTGATCAAAGAATACAAAAAGGCGGAAGCAAGGAAAGACTATCCCAAGATGGAGGTGCTTGAAGACGCAATGTTGCACAAGGCACCCGACGAGATTCTGGCAAAGTATTCAAACCTTGATGATGGCTATACGCCAGAACACGCAAAGGCCGCAAACGATTACGCGCAATGGTTCCAAAAGAACAAGCCAGAGGTTGGTGGCCTGTATCACGTTGACCTGCCCAAGGAGCATATAGACAATATGCTGGATTGGGACAAGCCAATGAAAAACCACCCACCTCACATCAAGCAGAAGCTAGACGATTGGCAGTGGTCGCAGATAGAGGCAGAGGCCGCAAAGCGCAATATGTCACCTTATGACTTTGAGAAAGAAGTCTCAATGACGGGCCGCTTGCCGCCATCAACTGGTGGAGGTATTTCTGGTGATCAGTATTATTCGGCGCTGTCTGAGTACCTTGGAGGCAGAGATAAAGCCTCTAAGGCGTTGCAAGAGATGGGGATACCCGGTATCAAATACTATGACGAGGCCAGCAGACCAATGGGTGGCTGGGAAGTCGGCAAGTCAGCCGATGGCAAATGGTTACTAAAGAACCACGAGCTATCATCAAACCAATGGAAAGAGTTTCCATCAGAGCAAGAAGCGATTTCCGCATACAACGCAATACCTGATACTGGCACAAGAAACTTTGTTGTGTTCCACGGTAATGAGGACATGGCAAAAATAGTTGACAGAGAAAAGAAGGGTGGGGTAATTCACATGGCAGACGCAGGAAAAGTAACCAAGGGCGTAGTCGGTGCGCTGACCAAGGCCACTGAGCTTGCACGGGCCAAGAAGGCCGCTGGCGCATCCAAGATCGACGAGGTGCTGGCAAGTCAGACTCCTCCGATGACCACACCAAGCGGCACTGGCCTACCACTGATGCCTCGCGACAACGGTATGTATACCTTGCGTGACCAGAAGGACTTGCCCCGGATGCCAATGGTAGACAAGGCTCGTGCAGAGAACAAGTCACCCAAGTACAACGAGCGAATGCAGGACTTGCTTGACAGCCCCAAGGCACGCCAGAAGGTGGACAACCTAATCAACAAGGGCAAAGACCTTAACGTGCAGGAGTGGTATGGCACTGAGCCTTTACGTCAGGTTGCGCTAGATGCAGGCCGCACTCCAGAACAGTTTGATTCGATGATGGCGCAGTTGGCAAGCGCCAGCCAGCGCAACCCCGTGGACAAGCAGAACCAGATTGGTTCGTACCTGTACCACTTGAGCGAGACAGGCCAACTGCCTGAGAACTCAATGTTGTTGACCAACAAACTCAAAGAGGCCCTGAAGGCTGATCCCTCGCTGGCCCAAGGCCGCACTTTGGTGGAGTTGCCCAAGGGCTATGGGTCGCTGGCACAGGGTGACATCTTCAACCGCGCCGTGATGATTGGTCAGGGCAACATCGGTGAGGCACTGCCACCCAACAAGAAGCTGGGCACCTTTTACGAGAATCTGCTTGGCAACCTGAAGCCCGTGACGGTGGATGTGAACGCCCTTCGTGGCCCGATCATTGAGCAGGGTGACCCGCGCTGGCTGACATCCAAGCTGGTGGAGAAGGACGAGAAGGGCAAGATCATCAACAGCTACAAGCCCCGCGAGATGTACAACACTGGCGAGATGTCAATGCGCGAAGCACAGCAACGTCCCGGCTTCTGGGAGGCCGCGCCTTCTGGCTCCGAGTACGCAGGCTTTGAGGAGTTATGGAAACGTGGTGCCAAGAGGCACGATGTTGAGCCAGCAGAGGCGCAGGCGCTTGGCTGGTACGGCTCTGGTGTACCCAAAGAGGGTGACAACATCACGGCCTTGAAGACCAAACCAGAGAATTATGTGGACAACCTTGAGCGTCTGATAAGGAATACTGCCGAGCAGACTGGCAAGTCGCCCAGTGAGGTAATGAACGACATGGTGACGGGCAAGGGATTCCTGCGCAAGGACGGCGGGGCTGTTAACAATCCCAAGAAACCTGATTGGCATTCCCAGTTCCACCGCAAAATGGCTGATGGTGGTTATTTCTGGACAGAGCGTATGTCTGACGGTGGCGCGCCTGATGAACCCGCTGAAGGCGCTGCATTTGGGGTTTATCGCAAGCCAAAGGGCGGAGAGGATATTCGTCGCGGCGGAAAAGAAACCGGGGAAGTATTTAACATTCTTGGAGATATGGTTAAAGAGCAAGGCTCCAAAGAAGCTGAGTCGCTTGGTAAGAACAGGGCTACTTCTGATTTGCTCAATCGCGGAGTTCTGGCAAACAACCCATTGAGCGTAGTCATTGACATGGTTAACATGGGCTTGGTGCCACTTGATGTGCTGGGTTCCAAGCTGACGGGCCGCGACATCAAGGTATCTAGCGACAAACCGTTCCTTGGGTCTGAATATGTCAAGGACTTGATGAACCAGTACGGAGTTACTTCGGGCGAAGAGCGCCCAATGATGGAGTTGGGACTGGGCCTACTTGGCCCCAATTCAATAGTCAAAGGCGCTCAGAAGACCGCAGACTTGGTTAAGAAAGCACCAGAGGCATTTAACACCGTAAGGGGTGGCTTAGAGACAATGTCTGCTAATGCACAGAGACCATTCAGGCCAGCCACTTTGACAATGGAGGCCGTTGCTCCCGACTTAGGCCAAAAGGGCGGTGATAAGTTTAAAGACTTGGTGACCAAGCGCATGATTTCTGGAGAGGGGGCGCCTGTCAACATGGGCACTATGGGAGGTCGCAAGACAGAGCAGACGATGGGCCAAGGTTTGTATGAAAACTTTGCAAAGCAATTAGAGACCAACCCTATGGTGGGCGTCACTATTCCACGCGCAGGTAACTTGTCCACCAACAAACAATTGATTGCAGACATTGGCACCGCTGGGCAAGAGTTAGGTCAAGAAATGGTAGCGGCGCATAAATTCACGCCGTTGATGTTTAAGAATCCAAAGGATGCAACTGCCATGATGATTGGCGGATCAGAGCCTTTGACAAAGGATCAGATACGGGATATTTACAAGTTGCTCCCCGGAATGATTGTCACACACAATCCAAAAAACAACTCTATGTTTGTCGCGCCCTTTGAGGGTGACGCCCTTGATTACAAGAAAGCGGCGCAAGCGGCATCTGAAATTTTAGGTAAAGATGCCAAGGTTCAGTTTGGCAAAGCAGACAGCACAAAAGACATTATGTTTCGTGGTGATTACGACAAGATGGAAGCAAGGCCGCCTTCAGCCGAGTCCACAGAGATGAGGAACCGCCTGAAGAAGGCGGAGGCGCGGATTGTTCGCGGGCCGTCCGTATCGCAATCTGGGCGTCAATCCCCGCCCTCCACTCTAACCAGTATTGTTCGTTGAGAGGCTTAATATGAGCCAAAGCATCTTCTTTGTCGTCGTACTCTTCACTGATAAAGGTGCGCCCCTCGGCCAGACAGTCAAGCACGCGCCAACCCGTACCCGTTGCAAAAGCAAAGTAGGGGTAGCGTTCGTGTAGGGTGCGAGATCGATGCATAACCTAAGTGTAATACAAGATTGAACATATGGCAACACAATATCCAAAAGACCCCAACGCCGACAGGTTCATTGACGGCTTGAAGATGACGGACGATGGCGGGGCTATCGTAGATGATCCAATAGAAGACCAAGATGTTGAAGAGTTAGAGGACGGCTCTGCAATTGTGACAATGGCTGAGTTCAAGGGGCCAACGGAAGACACCGACTTTTACGAGAACCTTGCCGAAACGATCAACCTGTACGATCTTGAGAAGATAGGTATGCGTTACCTTGACATGATCGACAAGGACAAGGAAGCCCGTGAGAAACGCGACAAGCAGTACGAAGAAGGATTGAAGAGGACTGGCTTGGGTGATGACGCCCCCGGCGGTGCCAACTTCTTTGGTGCCAGCAAGGTGGTTCACCCAATCATGGCCGAAGCCTGCGTGGACTTTGCTTCCCGCGCTATCAAGGAAATGTTCCCGCCCGATGGGCCAGTGCGTACCAAGATTCTTGGCGAAGCCACTCAAGAGAAGACCGAAGTTGCCGAGCGCAAACGCGACTACCTCAACTGGCAGCTAACCGAACAGATCGAAGAGTTCCGCGACGAGCAGGAACAACTGCTAACGCAACTGCCTTTGGGTGGTTCGCAATTTATGAAGATTTGGTACGACGACACCAAGCGCCGCCCGTGCGCTGAATTTGTTGGCATTGACAACATCATCTTGCCTTTTTCTGCTGTGAACTTCTACACCGCACAGCGCGTGACGGAGCAGCAAGACATCACTGGCTGGGAAATGCAACAACGAGTTGATCGCGGGCTGTACCGTGACATTAGTTTTATCCGCGCCACTGCCGAGCCAGAGATGACCAAGGCCGAGAAAGCCAACGCCAAGATTGAAGGCAAGTCTTGGAGCGACAACGAAGACGGCCTGCGCCGTGTATTCCATGTCTACACTTGGCTGAACATTGACGACGACACCGTTACAAACGGTGAGACAGCCCCGTACATCTTGATGATTGACGAGCTTGAGAGCAAGATTCTTGGGCTGTATCGCAATTGGGAAGAAGGCGATACAACGATGACCAAACTAGATTGGTTGGTCGAGTTTAAATTCATTCCTTGGAGGGGCGCGTATGC